TCACCTAATCCCTAACACTTTATACCAATGGTTATAATATTCCTTAGCCTCCTTAGTTCTATCAATTATAGCTCTATCCTTGTATCCTTCATTTTGCAATTTACTTTTCCAGGATGTTGCTCCAAAATATTTAACAGCTGCATAGAATTTCCTTACAATTCTACTATCAACACCAGTTTCTTTCATAATATGTCTAAATATTTTATCTGAAAGAGTTCTATTTATACCAGTGTTATTGTAAACACTATATAAATAGTCATGCACGACAGCAGCATTAATATATTTACCATAAGGATTATATAACCATTGTAAAGAATGAGGCACTGATGCCCCATCTGTTATAAAAGATTTGGGTACTCTTATCAAGTACCCATTTATATCATAAACATACTCTTCTAGCAAAATTGCCTTACCATTTGAAATTGGATCCAGGATTAATTTAGTTTTCTCCATTTTCCTCATTTCCTTTTATATCTACCTTAGAGCCTTTTCCAAATGTATTTGATATTCTTTGTAATGTTCTTTCTATTGCATCTATAATGCTTTTTTTGTTTATTACAGGAACTATTACTAATCTTACATACCAAGGCATTAAAGTTATAGCATTTTGAATATAAGCAATTGCTGCTGCTAACTTTTTTTGACCTTCTCCTGAATTAAAAGACTGTTCTGATAATCTTATTGCTTTTTCCACTGTATCTGCATATTTCTTTTTAGATATTACTATAACTATAATAAATCCCAAAGCTAATGCTATACCAATCCAACCTTGTTTTGTAATACTACCAATATAATTTTTTACTAATTCCATACTTTTACCTCCTAAAATTTTTAATATTTTTTTATAATAACTGTCTGGCCAGACTTTTTATTAATTAGTTTTCAATTTGAAAATGTGGACCATCCTTAAATGTCTTCCAATCTCCACCCCAGGTAATCACATAGCCTAAATTTCTTGCTACTTCTTTTACACAATCAGCAACTTCTTTATAATATTTAAAATCCCAAGTTACTTTTCCATCTATCCATACAGCTATATCAACTGCTTTTCCTTTTAAATGATAGCTTTTCAATGTCTTTGATTTTCCTTGAGCAACTAACTCTCTTTGTCTTTTCATTGTTCTAATTCCTTCTGTTATTGAAAAATCATAAGGACTTTCTTTTATAGCCATATTCATAAGATTTTGAAGTCTTATATCTACTGTTGCAAGTTTTGTTTTGCTTCTTTCAGAAAACTTATACATTTTTCTCATCTCCTTTATTTCTTTATATAAAAATTATTAATCTAACCTCGTAATTTACCATTTAAAGCCAATTAAAAAAAGGTAGCCATATAAAACTACCTTCAATAATAGAAACTCTTTAAATTAGCCTTTTGCTAGATTAGAGTGTATTTCTTTTCTTTTGCTCTCAAATTCAGTTTTTGTAACTTCTTTTGGGTTGACCTTAGTTTTGAAATAATGCTCTGTATCATATACTGACTGAGTAAATGTTTTTCCATAACTAGCTAATATTAAAGATTGTTCTAAATCTAATTTTAATCCAAAATTATCTTCAAAATACCAAATGATTGGTTTTTCTTTTCCATAAACAGTTTTTTCTGCTAACATAAAAGTTACATTTGAAGCCAATAGAGTTATATCTTTATCCCTACACTTTTGCCTATGAACCTCATTTCCAACTTTATAATCAAATCCATAAGCTAATGATTTGGACTTTAAATCATCTATTAGATTCATATAGTCTTGATATTCTCTCTCATTATCCAATAGCCACAATCCTTTTTCTCTGTTCCAACTTAAATATTTAGGGTTTCCTTGTGGTTTTGGAACTTTTATTATCCTCTTATCTTTTATTATTTCTCCATCTTCTAAAGTTATTTCAATGTTTGCCCTTAATTTCTCTTCTCTTGTCATTTCCCTTAATATCTCATCTTTGTAAATAGGATATTGATAAGTAATATCGGTAATTATCATATCTTGAGTATATCCTTGAAAATATAAAATAGGACTCTTTTCAACATCTTCTATTTTTTCAGCATAAACTGAAAAAACTAATTTTTCTTTTTTGTAAAAATTAATTGTTTTCATATTGATTTCTCCTTTCAAAATTTAATACTATTTTTGTTATATTCCATTTAAAGTGGAGTATTAAATTAGATTAAATTACATTGCAAAGTATATTAAACTCTAGCTATGATTAGATAAGAAACTACCCCTTTTCCAGAAAAAGAATTAGCTCCTTTTACAGCTAGAGTATTATTATTTATTAATCTTGCTTGAAACGAACTTATTGTATTCCCAGTGTCTGTATCCATCGATGAAACAATAACATTTGCATTTTGCCAATTTTTAACTGATACAGATATTTCAAAATTTTGAATAGATGAAGTTCCATATTTATATTCAAAAGATCCATAAACGATTAGCCTATTGGCTATTTGAAACCATCCTTGATTGTGAGAATTGAAATTATCAGATTTGATTAAATTTTCCAATCTCTCCAAAAGTGAGTTATTATCCAATGGAACAAAATTAGCAACATTTGCAGAAATATCTTGGTTTTGTTTTAAACATTTATACATCTTTCTAGTATTTCTATCGTAATAAATATAATTAGGATTTTTTACACCCTCATCTTGTATATCGCCACCATATCCATAAGCTCCTGCTAATCTTGCTAACATCATTCCCTCTAATGCTTTTCCTTCTTCTGTTCCAAGCTGTACTATACCAGCCTTTTCTCTTGTTGCTCCTTCTTTTATTGTAGATAAGCTATTATCCATTTCACCTATTTTTTTATCTATCAATTCTGAATTGTGATTAAATACTTCAATATCATAATAATCGCTTCCTTCTGGTTGTGCTAATCTTATATTTTCAGTATACTTTGCCATTTTATTTATCTCCTTTCATCATAGATATTTTTATGTGTTTTAGTTTTTAACTCATTATTTTTTAAATTTCCTACTTCATTATGTTTATGATACTTACCTACTACTGCACTATCTTCATATAATCTAGTGTCATAAATTTGTTTGTGAGTTTTTAATTTTAAAGAATTATGCAATAAATAAGCTACCTGGTTATGTGTGTTATATCTAAACTCAATACTAAAATTCAAATGTGCAGGTTTTATAACTTCTATTACTGCCTTAAAGTTTTCAATATTTTTAGGTATTCCAACAATAGAGGTAAATAGTATTTTAAAAGCATAGTTTGAATTATCTTCTACAACTTCAATTTCTCCATTTGTAAAAGTTTTAGCAACTCTTGCTATCATCTCTTTTGTAGTAGTTCCATAACTTCTTAACTTAGAAATTAAATTCTCTCTTCTTTCTTCAATATTGCTTGTTTTATCTCCAACACTCAAACCAAATATTCTTTCCCAAATTGGTAATGACCAGGTTGCTGTATAAATAAAAAATTGATTTAATACATCTTTTGAGATTAAATCAACTGTATCTAATTCTTTTTCTATTACTTTTTGTAATAAAGTTATTTCTAAAATACCTCTATAATACTTTGGCATATGCCTCATTAGTCTTTTTGCTTCCAACTATATCACCTCTTTTTGTAAAGTGATTGTTGTTAATTTTGGAATCTCCTCAGCTGCTAACTGTACATTTAAAGTTGCATTATTTATCTTTAAATCATCATAGTCATTTACACCAGGAATATTTAATAAGATATTTCCTAATTGTGCATAACTCACATAATCCTGTTTAAATCCTACTTTTCTAAAATATTCTTTTACTTTTGTTTCAAACTCTGTTTTTACTTCATCAAATTTTATATTTTTAGAAATTTTAACAGTACCTGAAATTGATATAGCTTTACCTATTGCACTTTTTACTGTAACAGTAGCCCCTATTGGTCTGACTTCTTCTAAATAATCTCTTACTCTTTTTAGTAAAGTTTCATCAGCTTCATGAATATCACTGTTTACTACAACTACCTTTACAGTACCATTTCCATTCCATAATGGAAAAACTTTAACTCCTCCTACTCCTTCAACTTCAAAAGCCCATTTTTTATAATGATAAATATTACCAGATGTTACTGGTTCTCTAACTTTGAAATAATATCTTTCTCTTAATTCATCATCTGTTTCTCCATCATAACCATCAACAGTTTCAGAATTATTTATCACTTCATTTAATCCTGGAATAGTTACAGGAAAATTTGTAATAGTTCCTTTTGGAATATTATATATTTTCCCATACTTTTCACTTTCAATAGGTACTTCAACACTTCCAGCAGCAGATATTATTTTTTCTTGTGTCGTTAAATAGATATAGGTATCACTTGCAACTTTTGTCCCTACTTCTACAACTGTTCCTGGTACTCCTTTTATAGTCACAGTACCTTTTGACTTAGTTGCTTTTCTCCTAAATACTCCTACCTCTTTACATATATTGTCTAAATACTCACCTTCTGCTGTTTCTGCAAATGAGTTTAAAAATATGTATTCCAATGTTTTTCTTATTTCTTCAATCTCAATGCTTACAGGTGCTAAGTTGTCATAAAATAAGCTTCCTTCTGTCTTATCATATTCATCATTTACCTGGTTAAGCATATTTTTTAAAATTTCTTTCCATTCTTTTTTTATTATCATAGATACCCCTCCCATTCAAATGCTTTGAAGTCTTTTAACACTACTTCAAATTTTGTTTTCAAGGTATGTTTTTCTAACTTTATATCAATATTTCTAATTTCTATTATCTGTTTATTTTTCTTAATTGTTTCTGTTAATTCTCTCTCAAACTCACTATATAAAACAGGTGTAGGAAATCTTTGACTAAGTAACATAGCCTTATATTTCATCCCATATTGATTAGGTCCATTATATTTATAAATATTCCATTTATATTTTTCAGTTAAAAGAACCTTTTCAATCCACATTCTAACAGCTCTTTCATCATCTGTTTTTATTAATTGTCCATTACTTTTTAATAACTTCTTTTTTTGAAAGTCTATTAAAAATGTTTTACCATTACTATTTTTACCATTAGTTATGTCTTGTTTAGAGTAATCAACAAAATCTATTTTTGGTAATATTCCCATTCTAAACTCACCTCTGGTGCATAATTAAATACATCTACAATAAAAAATTTATCCTCTTCAAAATTAGGTATGACTAACACAAACATATCTTTTTTTAAATGGAATACAGTCTGTAATATAAATTTACCTTTATCTTTGTTATCTTTTTCGCTTGAACTATCAGCATAAGTACCACTATGTCCTGATAAACTTAAATTAGTATCTCCGTTACTATCACTACCTGCTCCATCTGTGTTTAAATCATTAATTTTGCAAGTAGTTGATTTATTACCTTGACTTTCAAATTCTTTCATAGTGCATTCAATAGCCAATCTATTAGTTATTGCATTGGATAAATAAATTTTATCACTATCAATAACACCATAACCATTTAAAAGCTCAATAGAGATGTCAGGGAGAGGCTTTAAAATCTTACCTAATACAGCACCTATTGGACTTGGATTTTCTCTTTCCTTGAACTTCTCTGCTACTGCTATATCCCAAGATTTTTTGTTTTCACTCACTCATTAAACACCTCCAATTTTAAATTTATTCTGTGGATTCCATTCTGTACACTGTGAGAACTTTCTTTTATTAGATACTCACCTTTTAAATTAAAAAGTGGTATGTCTATATCAATGACTCTACCACTCTTAACCTTATCATCACCTAAGACATCAATAGAAAAGTCTTCTGTAATTTTATTTAATTTTTTTAACTCATTTTTTGCAACAAGTTTAGCTTTTTTATGTTCCTTTTCATCTAGTGTTACCACTTCCTGTAACATACCATACTTTTTAATACTTTCATTATCTTGCTCTTTTCCTACTGTTCTAACTGCTTTTTTATTTTGTGTTATAACCAGGATTGAATTTTTCATATCAACTATTGACCTACTAAGTGAAACCTCTCCAATATTTTTAGCTACATCTATATAAGCATTTTTATGCATTTCATATTGTCCAGTAACTTTTATCTTTTTGAATGGTCCTACTTTTAAAGTACCTTTATCATACTCAATAAAAAATTTTTTAGAATTGAATTGTGAACATTGTTCTATGATATCATAAATAATGTCTGAGATAGTCTTATCCTTGTAAATTTTATCTATCTTAGTATCTAATCCACTTACTTCAACTTTTATTCCAATTTCACTGCATAAGGACTTAATACAGTCATTCCCTACCATTTTTTTAAATTGTTTTATCACAGTTGACTTATTCAAGTACCAAGCCATATCATAAGCAGTAAATGATGTAGTCTTTCCATTAGGACTTTCTGATACTATAATAGCTTGTACTAATGTTTCTCCTTTGTCATTGATTATTTGAACTGGATCACCCAAAGTAATGTCATAGAGAAAAGATAAATTTTTATCAAACTTATTTACTGCAAGTTCAAAACTTATCTCAACTCCTAATGTATCAATGCTATCTCTCCAGGTTAAATCTCTTATATAATTGGTTACATCTATTTCTTTTACTATTGTCTTATACATTGTCATCACCATTATCAGGTAAAATATATTCTTTTATATCTAAAGTATATGGAACATCTCCAGCCTTATCTCTAAAAGAATAAGTAAAATTATATCTACATAGCATATTTAAGACTACTCTGTACTTATCAACTATAATAATTCTTAAAGGTACTCTTGCATCTCTATACTTTTCAAAAAATTCAATATAATATTTAGGTTTTTTATAATTTAAAAAATTTACAAAACTATATAATTTACTAGGAAAAAAAGAAGAAAATGAAAAGTTTCTAAGTCCTTTGCCACCAATTAAATTTAATTTTTTTCCATTAATAGTTGTAAATTCTTCATCCTCTGTTTCACAGTTTACAGGTTCTATATTTTGAACTACTGGAATATTAACTGTCTCTAACTGTACTCCATTATCTTCAACTATAAAAATTATATTCAT